CTTTGGAGTGGGTCCTGAATAGCGGAAAGCTCCTTTCTGATTGCCATCAGGAACTCTTCAAGTTTGAATGCACCCTTCTCGTCGTAGAAGTCTTTTAGGTTAATTTTAAGGTCAAGCCCTTGTTTGCGTAGTTTTTCAAGGTGTTTGTCTAATTCCGGAATTCTCTGAAGGACGGATCGGATGCTTGTGCCTGCGGTCTCTCCAGCTACGCCAAACTGCTTCAGGGTGCCGACCCAAGCCAGCATGAATTTAGCCGATTTAAGCCCTGTAAAACCAAGCTGGCTAAGTTCTGCAGAGAAATATTTGGTTGCATATGCGATTTGAGTTAGCGTTAAACCGCTTGCAAATTTCAGCCTTTGGACTTGATCAGCGAAAGCTTCAAAATCCTGCCCAGCAAGTCTGAAAGCGTTTGAGAAATTCTGAACCATTTCAGCAACTTCTTTCGGAGAAGCTTCTTCTTTGAAGAGAACCCAGAGATAAGATGCAGTTTTTAACCCGCCACCGACGATCTTATCTATCTCCATACCCGCACCTTTAAGGGCAGTGACCACACGATAGAAATCCGCTGTCGTTCCAGGAAGCTTAACTCCAAGCTCCTCCACTTGCTTGTTTAATTCCTTGACTTTCTCAGTGGGCAAGCCCTCTTTAGTCATAAGGGCTACTTCCATTTCCGCTTGTGCAAGTTCCAAGCTTTTGTAAGCATCCAAAGTTTTATAAAGAGTAGCCGCAGGTAAGGCTGTAGCTTGTGCGACTTTCAAGGTGAAATCTTCTAATTTTTCTGAAGCACTCCAGATCACTCTCGGGTCAAAAGCTTGTCTTAGGGTTTCTCCAAAACTCCTGAGTTTGTTCTGCGTCTGGTTTAGTTCATTATTAAAGTTTGAAACTCCCTCCTTAAGTCCAGTAAGCTGGCGGGAGAAGTTGTCTATTAGCTGAATGACTACTGCAACAGAAAAGTCCATGTCTATTCATCTTCAAGTAGCTTAGCTTGCTCTTCGTAGTATTCAGAAAGCTTCTTAGCCCAAAACTTCAACTCCGCATACGCCATATTAGCCAAGTCAGTATAAGAAAAACCGTGCTTCACCATAGCTAAGATTGTGTCTGCACCGACAAAGGGGTGTATATCTCCGTAAATTCTCTCATAAGGGTCATCACATCCGCAAGGGGAAGTTCCTCAAGGTCGTCCTCAGTAATGGGTTTTCCGTCAATCTCCGTAAGCCTTACTATCAAAAGTTTGATAATGTCGTTTTGTCCTGTTGAGTTGGATAAAGCCCAGAATAAGTCCTTGCCCTTGCCCTCCTTAATTCTTGCGACCCTTCCACTGGGAAGAGTTATCTCTTTCATGCTTTAACCTCCGATGTTAGCTTTGTAGTCTTGCAGAATGTCCCGTCCTTCTACCTTATAGATATTGTTCATCACATCCACCTCAACGACATCCCTGCCATCCACCTCAAGCTTGTAATACAAAACGGAGATAGTAGCCTCAGCTTCTGCGGCTTCTCTTGCTTTAAACTTCCCGCTGTCAAACTCTTTGAAAAAGCCTCGCAACTCCGCCTTAACAGGAACTTCTCTGGCTACTCCCCTTTGGTCCCAGTCTTGTTTGGATGCCCTGACGATGATGGTCCGCAGAACGAATGGGTTTGAGGCGAGGGCGATAAAATCGCTGTAGATGCTGTTAAACTTTATCCTTGCTTCAAGCTTATCAAGTCCAGCCGGGAGTTCCATCTCTCCGTAAAGCCCAAGTGCCTTTGCGTCGGCGAACTTGAACCTGACTCTTGGAAGGTCTACCTCTTCAGCTTTAGCTATAAAGTCCGTGCCGTCTATATACACCCTTGCGTTAAAGACTTTGCCAACTTCAATAGGCATGGCTTAACCTCCTACTAATTTTTTGAGTAATTCAATGTTTATCACCTGTTGAAAGGTTATGCGTTCCGCCGGAGTTGGCGGCATTATCTCGTAAGTAAAGGTAAGGTGTCCGTTGGCAAGGTTGGTTTCTGGGTTTTTGTCTTTTAGGAAGTAGCATTTACCGTCCACGAGGGCACCTCTTCCGATAAGGGTTCGGATAAAGGCGTTTACCATGCTTAAAACCCCGTCTATAGCAACGGTTATGGGCTTGTCCAAAAACTGCAAAGTTGCATACTCTATACTTTCTGCGATAATGTCTGCGGTTCTGCGGACGGAGATAAAGTTTTTTGGGTCTGATTTGGCTGGCCATGCCGCAGAACGGTTGCCCCACACCCTATAGCCCGTTCCAAAACTATTAAAGACCGTGACTATGCCGTTTTCGTTCAAAAGGTTAGCTTCAGTGTTTGGGTCGTTTATGGTGCAGGTGATGGGACGTTCCACTCCGATGATGCCGAGGATCTCATGGTTGGATGGAGAATACCAGTATCCCTCTTCGTGGTCTACTTTGGCTATAACTCCTGCAAGCCTTTGGCTGAAAGATTCAAGGCGTTCAGAGTTTGTCGCAGGATCATAAACTTTGAGGTGAGGATAGCAAATAACTGCCCTGTAAGCAGAAGTGTTAAGCTGGCCGCCTGCTCCTCTTGCGTTAATAACCTGCTGAGGAGTTAGACCGGCTGGGGCGTCGATCAAAGCCAAAGCCCTGTGAGTTTCACAAAGGGCTACCATTTCGGTCATAACTGCTGGCGACTCACAATACACAGGACACAGAATTAGCTTCGCAGTAAATCCAAACCTGCTGTATAACTCGTCAATTATCTTTAGCCCTGTCCTCTTCCCTGTTGTAGCGTTGTAAGTGCCGATAATGTCAGCTTGGGTAACGGTTGAAGGGTCAGGTTGTCCATCCGAGTCCTTATGCTGTCTTGGGTCAAAGACATTAACCACGATGATGGTTGAGCCCCCATGGTCAAAGATGGCATCAAGGGCGTAAGGGATCGTGTAGCCCGGAGTGGCATCGCCAAAGTAGGTTATGCCGTCTTCCCTTCTCAGGACAAGGATGGGATTATTCACCGTTTGCTCATACCAGTCGCTTTCAGAAATGCCTGTGGGCTTAGTTAGATGCACAGGGGCGGTTCCGACCAGAAAGATTACAGCTGACTTTACTTCCCTAACTGGGACTGGTCCTTTCACTACTTCTATGGTTTCAACACCGTGCAAGTAATTAGCTGGCATCGCTTACCTCCTTTTTGGCGGTTTTAGGTTTTGTTGGCAAAGGCTCAAGGTAGCCAAGCCCCTCGTAAGTCTTAACCACCTCGGCGGTCTCAGGAAGTTCAACTTCCTGACCCGGGAAGAGAAGATACTCTTTTTGCCCGATCATAAGTATCGTTGGGTAAGTTAGCTTTACCTTATATCTCATCTGGGCACCTCCGACACAAATTCTTCACCCTCGTAAACTGTTATACGTGTAGTCAATGGTTCTTCTTCTTGAGGAACAACAAACCTGCCATTGCCCTTGAAGCTTAGAAGGAATGCAAACTCTCCGCTTTCGTGATAATAAAGTTCAATCCCTTGAGGGACAAGGTTAAACTGTGTCTTAAGACTTAAAGTGCTTAGAATACGCTCTAAAAGCTCGTAAGCTCCTTGTCCTTTTTCTCTTAAGCTTCTGTAGAAAAGAAAAACGGAAACATCAAAGTCAACCGAGAAGGCAAAACTTGAAACGGGCTCAAACTTCGCTTTCTCTATGATATACCAAACGCATGGTGTTATCTTAGGCTTCGTGAAAAGTTCCGTGGGTTTATCTACTTTAGAGAGAATAGGCAACCCAAGCCCTTGCAAAGCATTTCCGATCTGAGTATCAAGCTCCGTAAGCATCCTACAGAACCTCCTTTAGGCTTCTTTCAAAGATCTTCGTAAAGCGGTTATCCTCTAAGAACTTCTTCACAACAGGTTGCATGTAAGGGCGTGAAGGGATACCACGTCTGGTGCCTGTTTCGTGATAAACCGCATAAGGAACGGGCGTTCCGATTACTGCCTTCCAGTCTTGAACCTTGTAAGTAAAGCTCTGTGCAAGGGTGGTCGTCCTGTGTAGCTTCTTTTCAGAAAAGCCTTTTTTGACCTTGTATGCAAGATAACGAGGGTTTAGTTCCTTCCAATCTACACCGTGAGACCTGCCTTCCGTCTTGAAAATTGTTGATAAGTCCGTCTGAATTTTTTCAGCTGCCCTCGTGAGGGCAAGCTCACTGGCTTGTGCAAGCTTCTTCGGGAACTCGTCAAAAAATCTTTTGAGTTCCTCTATCTCCATACTATGGCTCCTCCCTTCGGAGATAGCTTGAGAAGGCGCTCCGCCTCAGCTATCAGATTTTTCACATTCATGGTTTGGTAGTCTTCCGCCCGCCTCCAGTAAAGATTCACGCTTGACGCAAGCTCACTCGCTGCAAGCAAAATTAAAGCCTTCCTCACTTCTGGAGTGTTAGGCAAGTCTTCCACCCCAAGCAATCTTTTAGCCCTGTTTATAGCCAACTCAATGCAATTTTGCAAAATTTCATCAGGCAACGTGTTATCGTTCAGAAACTCTCTGACCTCGTCTGGAGTTATCATTGCTCAGCTTTCCCCTTTTTAGTCTTTTCCTCTACCTTCTCAGCGTAGCCCGCACTTATCAGAATCCTTGCCTTGTCATCATCCACATCCTGAACTCCAGCCTCAAAACTGAACTCCTCACCGTTCACCCAAATCTTCACCTTCTCCTTAACAAGCACTTTCATCGCAAGCCTCCTCAGTTGCTTTCGATGCGAACGATAGCGGGTTCATAAAGTCTCTTCACAGCGTAGAATGCCCTCCAGCCAACCGTCTTGACTCTGCCGAGTTTGTCCATGTTGGTGTATACGGTTTGCAAGGTGTTCCCGTCTATATCAACCACACCGTAAGCGTTATTTCCAAGCACGAGGGTTAGGTAGACGTCTTTATCGGTAGAGTTCCTGAGGATAGGAATGGCGGTTGTGGAAACAAACTTCACTCCAAAAAATTCCCCGATGTAGCCGGTTGCGATGGGGTCCTTTCTGGTCATGGAAAGAGTTATAAGTTCGCTATCAGTAAAGAGGTCAAGGAGTTTGTCTGGGTGTAGTATGCAGACGTAGGAGCCGTCAGGGAACTTGGGGATATTCTTCCTCTCAAGCTGGATGACCGCTTTTCTTATCTCAGTTTTAGTAAGCTTCTTTGTGCCATCCAAAGCATCTCTCGAACCCGCATCTTCAGCGTAGATCACGTTTGTGCCAGATGTCAGTTCGTTCATAGCTATCCTATCAAGCGTTTGCTGTGCGTTATAGGCAAGTAGGTCCACTGCTCTGTCCAGCAAAGGAACAAAGCTTGTGATGTCAGTAAAGTCGTCAAGGTCAATGTAGTTTGCGTATTCCTCTACGGTGACGGAAACTTGCCTCGTAGCTAAGCTTGCTCCACTGGTGGGAGTTGGTTGGAAGGTGATGGGAGTGGTGTTAACGGGCAAAGGTTCAAAGGCGGTAAAAACCGCAGTCCTTCCACTGTTGCGAGGAAGGCTAAACTTTTGCCCGTAGCGGTTAGCTACGAGGTTTTCTTTTACATAGGCGAGCAGCTTACGCTCATAATACTGAGGAAACAGTTCTGGCAAATCGGTTCCAGTTATAGGCATAGCTTACACCTCCTTAGCTAATTTTTCAGCAAGCTTTTTAAGCTCGGCGTAGCTCATCTCCTCAATGGATTTTTCAAACTCAAGTGGAGCCCTCTGGCTGGATGGCTTATACAACTCTTTGGCTTTTTCCGTGTATTCATCAACAAGTTCCTTTAGCGTCTCTACATCCGCTTTCTCAATGAGTTTGAGGAGAGGGCTTTTTTCTCCGTCAACGAGCTTGACAAGCTTGGTTGCCTCCTGCTTTAGATGCTCAATATACTTTTGCCCTATTTCCGCAAGCTCCTTCAGAGCTAAGTTCTCCTTCTCAAGGGCTGAAAGCTTGGTTTGCAGAGCTTCAACAGCCGAGACAAGTTCCTCTTTCGTCATGGCTTCAAGGTGTTCAAGCATGTTTTGCACCTCCTTTATTGGTTTTATTGCAATGGTTTTCATATAAAGTTTTAGCCCTTGCATAGATGCGGTGATGCCCATGTAAAGATGCAAGACTCATCGCTGCCTTAAGCCTATCACAGGAGATTTCTCCCTCCCATGTGCGATAGGGATAACGTCTATTCTCCGGGTCAAGGAAGTAGTCTTTGGGGGCTTTGTCCCTTAGTTCTGAGTCATCCCACCAGTTGGAAACACCGAGGGCTTCTTTTTGGCATCCGCAATCACGAGAATTTAGCACTCTTGCGTTTTTGTCTGCCCCTTCAAAAACAAAGCTTATCTCTTTGAACTCAAGATCTTGAACAACGTATTTGTCTTCAAGCTTTTCAGTCTTGACGATAAGACCTGCGGACACGCTTTTAACCGGGCTGGGGGTCATTTGAAGAAGAGCGATAAGCTTCTCGTTTCCCTGTTTTGTAATGCGCAGCCGTGCATAGACTTTTCCGTCCTCATACCAAGCTTTGACTACTACTCCGACCATGTTTTCAACTTCCCACTTATGGTCCAGTAGGACGGGTTTCCCTACGAGGGTGTGAACTTTTGCTTCAAGCACCTCTTTAGGAAAACAAAGCTTGCCGTAGGAACGGTCAATGCATGTTGAAGACAAAGCTACTACATCAAATTCTACACAACAATCCTCTTCTGTAAAACCCGCAAGGTTCAGACGCTCGTCAAGCACAATCATTGCGTTATAAGATGTCATAAGAAAAGAGGAAGTTCAAGCAAAGATTTCAAAACTTAACGATTAAGACGACGGGAGCGGGGCACAATCTTAAACACGGTTTGGTTGACCTCTAAAAACTCACGCAAGGCATCCTCTGGGATGCGTAAAGCTTTCTTTTCTCCTATCTGAATTGCACGGAGATAGCCGAACTCAATATACGTATAAATCGTGCGCTCACTTAGTCGTAAAATCTGAGCTACCTCTTTAACCGTATAAAGCTTCATGCCATACTTTTAATTTAAGAACGGATAGGATGCGTTCTCAAGCAAAGATTGCACACAGCTTGAAAAGTAGTTATTAAGACGCACTACTGCAAATTTGCAGATTTTGACGAAGCCCGCACGGGCTTATTTGTGCGGGCAGTTGCGTTTGATGAAAAGTAAAAGCGACGGCAATTGATTGTATGAAATAAGTTGAATAAAGTTCCCCTCCTTGTCCGTCACCTTGACAGGTCCCGTCCCCTCCCTCTCCACCCGCAAGGGGTGAGGGAGGGAGGAGAGGGCTTTTTCAACCTCTATTAATTGAGAAAGCGGGATGCGCTTTTTCTTCATGGCTTTGCCTCTTCGTTAGACTCGTTAGACTCGTAGACCTTTTCAACATCCTGCACCCATCTCAGCTTATCCAAGAATTCCTTGTTTATGACAAGATCTCCGTCAGCCTGCCCCCACGCCTTATCTATCCATCTCCAGTAGGCTTTGTTAATAAGCCTCTTTAAAAACTCTTCGTCGCCTTCAAGATAGCCTTCCACCCAACGGTCACCTCTGAACCTGCTTTTTATGTGGCAAAGGTATACGGCTTTAATCTTCAAAAGGGTTCGGGGATTAACGCCCTCCAACCTGTCCATAAGGCTTTCAATCATATCAGACGGGGCATAAATCCGTACCACCTTTCCACCCTTATAGCACTCGTTTTCCCACAACCAGTAAGACTTTCCCCAATCCACCTCTCCATAGCAAACCTTGCCACCTACACGCCTAAACAACAATTTCCAAAGACCCATAGCACTTCACCTCCTATAAGTTTTTTTTACTGGGCTTAAATAAAACCCACCGCCACCCGCCCAGCAAAGGTGGGGTGGGGATTTGGTTATATTTTCACAACAGGCAAATTATTTAGTTCCTCCTGGGCTCTTTCCTTTGCCTCTTCCTCCAAAGCCTCTTCTTCCCCTTT